GGTATGGTTTCGCCACGGAAAGCCACTTGAGATGGATCGCGATTCAACCGCGCTGATACTTCCACAAAATCAGCGACTTTCTGCGCGTAGGTCGGGCCAAAGACACGGTTAAATACAGCGGCCTTTGTGCGATCGGCGAACAGGGCTTTGGGATCGCTGGCTTTGAGTAGATCATCCAGCATGAACGACCGCACGGCGTTGACAGCGTCTTTATTTCCGCCGTACTGTTTCATAAACCGGTTGGTGAAATCGACATCACCGTACAGTTTGGCCACCAGATCATTCGCGTTGGCGAATCCACCTTCGCGCACCACTTGGTCGCCGGTTACACGGCGGAAGTTGGATTCCAAAGCAATTTTACGGTTGACCAACTCCTGCACGTTATTGACCGTACCACGCATCTCGGCTTCCAAACCGGGAATGGACGACATCTTGGATGCGTTCTTGGACAGCCACTTGTTGGCGGCTCGAGGGTCAATAACGCCGTCTTTAAGCGCAGCGGTAGTGAAGCTGTCGTAGAACGCATCGCGCGCTAAACGTTCACCTTCAGCGCCAGTTGCGCGGATTAAGTCGTCTACGTTTGTGCGGTTGCCGATAAGCGCTGGCGCGATCTGCTCCACAAACCGCTTGCGATCGACGTTTTTAATCGTCTCGCTGCTATACGGCAGACCCACACGCTGCAGGTACGTGTTATCTGCGTTGCGGTAAGCGTTGACAAAGTCAGGGTCAAGGTTGTCGATGTGGCCTGACACCTTTTCCTTGAGCATAGTCAGGAATCGAATCTGATCCGTATTGTTCGTGCTGCGCAGATCCGCGTTGATGCGACGCTTCAATGAATCCAACGCTTCGGGGCTGACGTCGGAGAACTGCACGCCGCCTGGCGTAGCAGGCACACCTTGAGCGGTCAGAATGGCGCTGGGCTCCGTGGTCTTTGGACGGAAGCGCTTCTCAACCAGACCATACAGCACAGGGAATTTATTGAAGATGTCGCGGTTGGTTTCGCTGGTGACAAAGCCGTAGATATCGTCCACCGCTGCGGCGGGCAACACAACACCTTTATTCGCTGCGATGGTAAACGCCTCTTTGTACAGCGGCTCGGTTGATTTGCGCGCGGCCTTGGCTTTAGTTTCCAGCAAGTTTTCAACGCGGGTACCAAAGGTCGTCGGGTCAATAGATTGGCCCGAGTACGCATCAGCAATTTGCTGGTCTAGGCTGCGCACCTGACGCTGTAAGGATTTTTCGGTAGCTCTGGCTTGTGCCGCAGCGTCTGCGCGGCTTATGCCAGTCAAACTAACTTGACTGGGGTCGCCAAACAAACGAATCTGGTTTTCACGCAGGGCGTTTTTAGCGGCCTCAAACTGCGATCCGTACAGCGCCTGGAACTTAGGGTCGCGCGAAGACAAGTTCTGGATGAAACTGTTAATGACCGGGTTGTCAGCCAGCAACGCGTTTAATGGCAGCTGCACTTGTGGCGCGCCAGGGGCTTTCAGCGACACGCTTTGCTGTGCTTTAGCCGCCTTCTCCAAGATAGTCATGAAGTTAGGGTCAGCCGCAGCCGCAGCTGCGAAGATGTTATTGATGCGCGTATTGACGTCGCGCAGCATTTCGTCTTGCGGCACGGTGCCAGTCAAATCTCTGACTTTTTTATTGGCAGCAGATAAGCCTTTGCCTGTTAGATCAGCTACCCGGCGGCTTTGTCCGGTCAGATAGCTAGTACCCGCGCCACCCAACAAACCACCTACAATTTCAGCGCCTGGGAGATTTGTCGTGCGGCCTAGTTGCGAGCCAGATTCAGCGCCTGCGCCAATGGCAAACTGCTCGTAAGGCGCGCCAAGAACACGCGATACAGGGCCACGGAATAACCCTGTGCCGCCCAACAGATAGCTTGACGGGTCGAACACAGCTTCTACGCCACTGCCAAAAATGGATTGCCCCCTTGTTGCAGGCGCTACGTTAGTAACACCCGCAGCCCGCAAAACAGGTTCACGGATGCGCGCCTCGCCTGTTGCAAATGTCTGTGGTTCATAAGTTGGTCTACCACCTGCAGCCGCAACATTAGCTTCAGCCCCAGGAACAAAACCCGTGCTGGAGAGCAAGCCGCTTAATAGCGCAGGAACGTTGGACACACCACGCGCAGCGCTTCGGAGAGCTATCTCACCTGTAGATGGTTGGGCAACTTGGCGACGTGATTCTGCCAGCGCGTTAGCGACTTCTTTTTGCGTGATTAGCCCATTTGCAATAGCAACGCTAAAAAGTTCCTCTTGCGGCGTGTCTACCGGTACATCCGGTATGACTACGCCGTTAGGTAAGGTTACAGGTCTAGTCTCTGCCATCGCTTTTCCTTACTTTTTAGTGTTAGCTTTTAAATCTTTCCACGAAAGCGCTTTGTTGCCGCCAGCAGGCGCTGCTTCAGGATTTAAATCTGGGAAATTAAACAAATCTTTTATCTGCTGGTCTGTATATATTTTAGTGCGGTCATTGTAAATAGCACTTTGGGCTAAACGCTTTTGCCTGTCTAGCGTATCAGTAGCCTGTTTTCTAGCTACTTTACGCAAAGCCAACAAAGTTTTTCTGACGTCATCTAACGTAGGGTTACCTGGCGTACCAAAAACCGCAGTGCTGGCTGCATCTCTAAGTGATCCAAATATTGACGGATCCCCGCCAGCATTTTTAATGTCGGCAGCGCTTATCGTAGAGTCACCTAAAGATTTAGCAAGTTGAACTTTTGTGGCGTTAAAGGCTGACGGATTATTTTCGCGTTTAGCCAAATCTAATGTAGCCAACGCGGAATTCACTGATGTTACTGTTTTTAGCTGCGGCTCAACCGTTTCTCGTATAGCCTTCTCGGTTTTAGCAATGTCAATAGGTTCTTTAGGTAATACGTTTTTAACCTCAATCTTAGGCGCGTTTATACGTCGTTCCGCTTCAACAAGCTTATTAACAGCTTTTTGCTGGTTTTGATCTAAATCATCAAAGTTTTTCCCAAATTCAGCTTTAGCCGTAGCTTCACGATCAACGCCGTAAGAAATTTCTTTTTCTTTCTTTGCGTCCTCTTTCTGCTTATTGAGAACTTGTTTTCGTTGCGCAGGAGTTAACTCAAAATAAGATTTATTAAAATCTGCCAGCGCAATTTCATCCACCGCAGCGCTGACATTAGGCTGTTTTCCTTCTCTTCTATTCTCTAAGTAATCAATATCTTCTTGAATTGCTTTGTATTCCTCAGAGTTTGGATTTAGTTTTTTCTGCTCGTCTTTACGCTTGCGTACTTCCGCGTTAATGCGAACGCGCTCGGGCTCAGCTGGAGGTCGGTTTTTCTCAGCTAACAATTCGTCTAGCGCCCTATAGTAAGAATCTGTGCCGTACACAAAACCTCTATCAATTACAAGCTGCGCTTCGGGGCTTAAAGTTGGTTTATCTGTTTTTTCCAACTGTTTTATCAACTTTTCTACTCTAACCACTTCTGAATTGTTAGCCACAGCTTCAGGATCAGGGTTTATGTCTCTGGCTCTTTCTTTTGCTTTATCCAAGCGAACGTACAAGTTCTCAAGTTGTTCGACCGTAGTAGGCTGCCTATCTTGAGGCGTGACAAAGCGATTAAACGCTTCGTTAAACGCTTCTTGATATTCAGGCGTGCCTGGCGCAAATCCGGAGTTCCTCGCCACTATCGTTGCATTGCGTTCAGCCGTAGTCATTTTTTCATCAACGTTTTTTTGTAGCTGCGTACGTTCAGCCACTAAAGCGTTAATTGTCGGTATATCTTCTGGGTCATCAACATTGAGGCCCTCTAACTGCAAAGTGATAGCGTTGATGCGAGCTGCTGCTTGAACCGGACCTGCGACTGATGGGGCGCGCGATTTTTCAGCCGCAGCCTTGCGCTGGCGAGCCAACTCTATCTCGCTACCTTGTTTTCTCATAAAGTCGGTCAGCGTCAACGATAATTCAGTATCGCCTGCTTGCGATGCACGCAAGATACCCTGTTCCAACGACGCCATATCCGCTGGATTGATCGACTGCATGATCTCCTGGCGCTGGCGAATGCGCTGCAGCTGGGGGTCTTGTACACCCAAGAGGCCGCCAAACCCACGGCCTAACTGCTGCGCACCCAAGAACGTGCCGTAGACGGCCTGATCGCGAGGGCTTAACTGAGCAAAGTTAAACGCGCGCTGCTGTTCAGCGGCTTGCTGTTGCGCCATTTGCTGCGCCTGATATTGTTCAGGCGACATGAACAGACCTAAGATATCACTGGTAGCCATAACTTTAATTCCTTGCGTTTGTGCCGGCTGTCAAAACAAAAATTAGCGCCAATAAGTAGTAGGGCCCGCCTGTTGAAAAGCGTTCGGGTATTCGGTGTCTGCAAGCGGCGTAGGCGTGCCCCCACCAAATAGTTTAGCTACACCTTGGCCAAATACAGGATTGCTACCCAAACCTGACAACGCAACAGCCCACGGATCAAACGCGGCGGCTTGCGTTGTCTTAGCCGCGCCCATACCTCCCAGTAGTAGCGATTGACCCGAATTAGCGCCGGCAGTTGATGCGCGCGCGCCCAATGTAGAGCCAAGGTCCAGCGGCTGCTGACCCAAGCTCTCAAGCGTCGAGACACCACCCAACGCGGTGGTAAACGGATTCAGCGCGCCAACAACGCCTGACTCGTAACCACCCAAGAGCCCAGCGCCCTGACCAAACAGACCTGTGCCGAATGCCAACTGACGTTGGCCTTCCTGCTGGGCTTGCGCTGCCAGCGCCGCGTCTTGCTGCGCCAAGGCGTTGTAGTACGCCTCCATCTCAGGATTGGCTGCTGCAAGGCCAGCGCCGCCGCCTGGACGCATGCCAGTACCACCCACAGATAGACCACCACGGCCTGTCTGGAACAGCTGATTCTGCAGTTGGGCGTACTGACGTTCGCGAGATGGTGAGAGCAAGTCAAGCTGACGCTGCATGTATTTTTGCGCGACTTGCTCCGGTGTCTCAGCCAGATACTGACCGCCCAATTGCATCAGACTGGCGCCGGCACCTCGCAATGGCGCGTAGGCTTCGCCTGCCATCTCAGCTTCACCAAGCCGCTGTTCAGCCAGCGATTGCAAACGATCCTGGTAGGCGCGCAGTCGCGGGTCGATCTGGTAGCCAGCGCCTGATAGGCGGCCGCTAGGATCAAACTGGAACTGACTGCTTCCGAACCGGGTAGTTACCCCAACAGGACGGAATCGCTGCTCTTCAGCAGCAAGTTGCGCGGCCTTTAGTTGCGCATCAGCGGAAATTTGTGCGGCTTTCTTTTGCGAGCTGCCGCCTAATAGGCCGCCTAGAAGGCTTGCGCCGCCGCCGATAAGAGCTGCCGTTACTGGCATGTCAGTACCCCTTTATGATGTCTTTATCCACCTTCGACGGATCTTTCTCGTCCGTGGCGTGGATGCAATACCAAACACAATCTTCAATGGCTTTAACGCCATGTACCAAACCCGCTTTGATGTTCAAACAAGCCGGTGCTTCAATCACTTCTATTTCGTCGCCCATCAGTACGGCAACACGGCCTCGAGCCAGAATCGACAGGTGGCTAAAGTCATGCGTGTGCTTCAAAATCGCTTGACCTGCTTCAACACGCATCTCTTTAGCGTATAGGCCATCACTGAAATGATGCGTAATTTGATGCTCGGGAAATGTGTCCGTAATCATGCTGTCCGCTTCCACATGTAGACCGTGATGTACGGCTGGTAATTGGCGTTGGTGCCGGACGAGCCCTCAGTGCTAAGTGTTATGCCGGTAGTTGCCGATGACGTTGTATTGGCATCAGCGCCCGTGCCAGAACGACGAGAAAATGGGCCACCGTCCAAGTTATCTAAAGTGTCTCTGTTGTAGCTGTGCGTGTGGCCAGGGTCATTTACTGTGTGCGTGTGGCTAACAACAATGGCATTAGCCGAACCGCCCGTCTCTTCTGCCGTATCAAACAGTGAGTTACCTGAATCAAAGCCCACCATGACGCGGCCAGCACCGAATGCTGTCCATGTGCCAAACCCCAACAGCGTACCGGGGTTAGTGCTGCTGGTTGCATTGGTGTAGATAGAGCCGACTGGATACAGTTCATTTTTAATCGCTGAAGTTACGGCTTGCACAAAAGCAGTAGTCGCCAACTTCGTGCTGTTGTCGCTCGTTGATTGCGTAACCGCTGTCGTACCTGTAGGCAGTGCAGGTGTACCAGTAAACGTGGGGCTGGCCAAATCAGCTTTGGTCGCGACAGCTGTCGCGATATTATTGAACTCGGTGTCAATCTCCGTGCCCTTGACGATCTTGGCCGCATTGCCGGATGCCAGCGCATCTTTGGCGGCGAAATCCGTGCTCTTTGTGTAGTTACTCATGTCACCCTTCCGTTTTTCGACAGAATTTCAATTTTTTGAATCGACAGCGGCGAAGAGTTAATATCAGCTTCGTAGCCCGTCTGAACAATACGGCCAGAACCCGTACCCTGCGCGTAAAGCGTTTGCAATGCAAGACCATCGGCGTATTGTGCAACAGGAACTCCATTGGCGCCGTACTCCGCTATTCCGTACTCAGATACGCTTTGCGTCGGAATCTGCGTGTTCTGCGACAAATAGTTTTCGTTAAAATCAAAACCCCACTTGATGGTCACAAACTGATTCGTGCCGCCAATCACAACAACACCAATGCGCTTTAATATGGATGTGACGCTCTGGTTGCCCAAGTCGCTGTGATTTGTAAAATACTGAAAGCGATACTCAGCAGTGTCGTCCAAATACGTGCCGTACTTGCCGATGTAACCTGTCTGGCCTAATAGCAAGTCGCCATTACGTCGAGCCAGCAAAGCTGATGGCGTAATCGATGTCCATAGTGTCACACGGCAAGAATCATCCGGTAAATACCCACGGGTATCAAACACGTACACCGACTGGTTGGTCGGCAGCGTGAGCAAATAAAACGCGTTGACTTCGGAGTACACGGCCTTAACGTTAGCGAGCGTCTCGCCCGCCACAATGCCCATCAAGTCGTTACGCACGTTCTTGCTGATGTCGCGAAACGGCGCTGACTTCTCTTGGATCGTTCGCATCAACGACCGCACACCACTGTTGGACAGGAAGAAGACGTCAGTCGCGGTAGGCTGTATCGAGTCGCGCGCGATGCAGCCAATACCCACCACCGTGTCGTTCAACGACATGGTGGCTGGTGCCGTTGCGCCCTGATACACAAGAATCTGGCGCTTGCCGAAGATGATCAGGAAATTGTTGTGCGCAGCCAGGCCAACGATCTCATCCGGCCCAGCAGGCCAGACGTTGTTAACATTCAATGTGCCAGACGTGCCGCCGGTATAGATGTGGCCAGACAGCAAGTCTGAGAACGTCAGCGTTTGCTTGTCAGAGGCCGTATTGGCAATCCACAGACGGCCATAAGCCGAAATAACAATATTGCCAGAGGGCACCGTGCCAGCATAACCCGTCTTTTCGCTCACACGACGATAGGTCGTGGTGCTGACTGCCGGGTCGTAAATTAGCGGGTCGTGCCCGGTCTGGAAAAAATACGTGATGCCATTAAGCGAGGCGCACTGCCAGTTGTTGGCTGTGATGGTTGGGGCAGTACCCCCTCCCCCGTAGGTCAATTCGACAACGGCGTTGCTGCCATCGAGCTTGAAAATCTTGTTGTTGCCGGCGAACAGGATCGTGTACGTACCGTCAGCGACCACCAGCTCATGGATGACGCCGGGGTCATTAGCGCCCAAGTTGCCCGAGCTGCTGTTGACTTTCGACCAGCCTTCGCGAGCACCGACACGGCCGTACTGATCGATGACGCAGTTGGTTGCGACCAGCGCGAAACCAGCGTTCAAATCGAGCGGCGAATCTTGGGTGTTCAGGCCATAAAAGCCTGGTGCCGAGATCGTATCGATGCGCAGTGCTTGGCTCATGTGGCGAGAAACTCCTGCATTTCAGGGAATCGAGTCGCTTCCAAAGCGATGTAATCCGACAGCATGGCCTTGTACAGCGCATAGGCTTCGGAGGAATTCAAGCCGCCGTCCTCGCCGCGCTCAACCAGCGCTCTAGCGTAAGCATTCTGGGTCACCAAGACATCCGGCACCAAGACCGAAGTTGAATCCGACGACAGCGTGGCTTGTGGGACGGCCAAGAAAAACTTGATTGTGTAGACGCCGTTAGGGCGCCCCCACAGCTGCACCTTGGCGTCGCCGTTGCCGTCCACACCTTCAAAGCAATACTCGGAAGGCACGGCCGTAATTGTGGGTTGCAGGTACTGCTTGCGGCGCATGTCGCTAACCGTAATTACCTGCATAACGACGTTGCTGGTGATGTTTAATGGGTCGCTGGTGACGCGGAATTTCTGACCGGCACCGGTCATGGAGTATTCGTAGACGCTGCCCGACGTAGTGACCGTAATCTCTTGGCCTAGCGCGTTCCAGTCGTAGGCGTCCTCGATCTGACGCTTGGCATCATTGACAAACTTGCCGATCAGAGAGGAATAGGTAGTCAGGCCGACAGTCGTCACCTGCGTTTCTCGCAGGCGGGCCAAGACATCATTGACGAGTTCTAAATAGGTCATTTGCTTTTCGCCTTATTCCTTGCGGATATAGCTTTAGCTTTTGCCTTTGCGTCTGCCTTGGATGATGCGCCCCAAGCGTTCAAAGAGAGCAAGAGCCGGGTGGGCTCGCCGTCTTTGCGCTCGGGACCGGGCATGTTGCCCATCCTGGCGAGAAAAGAAGCTCGTCGCGGGTTGTCGCCAGTTTTCACCGGCGTTTTGAGGTCGCCCCCAGTTGCTGCATTATAAGACGCACGACCCTTGGCATTCAAGCCGCCCTTGGGGTTTTGACCGGCTTTTCTTTGCCAAGCGGGAGTTTTCATTTTTTCTTAGCGGTTTTAGCAGCTTGTTTAAAGTCAGCTTTCGTCGGCGCCCCCTTGGTTCCCGGCTTTCTCATCTTCTCGCCAGAACCCTCGGCAATGCGCTTACGTTTAGCGGCAATATTGGCGTACAGGCCGGGTTTCATTTCTTGGCCTTTTTCTTGGCCATCCCTGCCATGCTTAAGCCAATAGCCACGGCTTGTTTCTGCGGATAACCTTCTTTACGCAGCTTACTAATCTTGGCCGAAGCAGCTTCCTGCTTGCCCTTTTTCGTGTACGGATACTTCTTACCATCAACCATTGGCATGATCTTACCCCTTAAAAAATAGCCGATCGGCTACAAAAGTCAGTATCCCGCCAAGCGTTGAGGCGATCGTCATCCCCATCCAGAAGCCGCCTTTGGATTTGTTGGCCAACTCCAGCAAGGTTTTGACGTCGTTACGCAAGGCGTGGACTTCCACGTTCAATGCTTCCACTTGTGCTTCGAGCTTTCCAAACTCGCGAGGGTCAATTTCCGACATTTTCTGGTTTCCTTGGACGGCCCATCCGTTTGACGGGTGGTGAAAGCATTATTTCTGTTGACATTCGTTCAGGCATCATCTCAGGTACATCAACCCGCACGTAGCCTTGATGGCCTTTCATGCTGTCAATGTCGTGCTGATGGATAAACGTGACCGTCTGGCCACTGACCAAACACTTGAATGTCGCCATAAAACCTCCGAACGGCAAATTGGGGGCGCAAGCCCCCAATTTTTACGCCAGTGAACGTACTACGACCAAACGAAGCGTGGCTGAAGCCAAATTGACTTCGGCGCCTGTCTCGTTTTGGAAACGAATGCTGACAACATTAGCTGCGCTGACGTAAGCGGTCACAATCAGACCCGCCACATCAACGGCCAGTGAAGCCGACAGCACCATGTCACCGAGTGCTACGCCGGGGACAGCAACGGTATCGGTGTCGCCTGCGCCATCAGCCAAAGTATCAGCATCCAGCGTCGCGCGAACCAAGAAAGTGTTGGTATAGAGGCCACGGAACTGGTCATTGCCAGCTCGGACCACAACGGAAGTTGCATTTGCCATGAGGTTCTCCTAATTAGGTTAAAAATCCCCGGCCGAAGCCGGGGAGTTTAATTAGGCTGGAACAGCCAGAGCGAATGCGGACGACGAAGTTGCAGCACCCACAGTCGCGGCAGTACGCATGGCTTTGACGCCATACAGCATGTCGGATGTGAAGAGCGTGCCCAGGTATTCCTGCT